TTAGTTTAGGTCGGACCGTACCCGCTGTAGGGCATCTTTCCAGCGCGCTAAATGTTGCTGACGCTCATCTTCTGACATTTGCGGTATAAATTCTCGCTCCAGTTGCCAGGAAGCTGAAAGATCATCCAGACTATTAAATACTCCAGCTTTTAGCCCCGCCATGGCTGCGGCGCCCCATGCCGTCGATTCCTGTAGTTTAGGCCGTAACACTGGTACATTCAGTAAATCTGCCTGAAACTGCATCATCATATCATTGCAACTGGCTCCACCATCTACACGCAGTTCTTTTAAGGGCTGATCCAGATCAGCCTGCATTGCAGACAATACATCAGAAACTTGAAAGGCAATTGCTTCTAGCGAGGCACGTGCAATATGTGCTTTTGTAGTTCCGCGTGACATACCGCAAATCATGGCCCGTGCTTCACTATCCCAATGCGGTGCGCCTAATCCGGTAAAAGCAGGCACTAAAACTACACCCTCACTGGATTTAACCTGTGCTGCCAGTTTTTCAGTATCACTACTTTTTTGAATGATCCCTAAACCATCACGTAGCCACTGCATAATTGCACCCGCCATAAAGACACTCCCTTCGAGTGCATAGTGGGCTTGATTCTGGCATTGCCAAGCTAAGGTAGTCAGCAGCTTGTTCTGACTGAACTGGACGTCAGTGCCTGTATTAAATAACATGAAACAGCCTGTACCATACGTATTCTTGGCTGTACCTGCCTCAAAGCAGGATTGACCAAATAGTGCAGCCTGTTGATCACCTAAAACTCCCATGATTGGAATGGTTGAGCCCAAAAGTCCACTGGCGGTATCTGCAACATAGCAGTCAGATGAGATAATTTTAGGTAATACGGAACATGGAATATTAAACAGTTCTAAAAGCTCTTCATCCCAACTTTGGGTTTGCAGATTCATGAGCATGGTTCGTGAAGCATTACTCGCTTCGATGACATGTTCAGCACCTTGTGTCAGATTCCAGATTAACCAGCTGTCAATTGTTCCAAACGCTAAATGTCCCTGATCAACCAGTGTACGCAGTCCCTCGACATGTTCGAGTAACCAGACCAATTTGCTTGCACTGAAATAAGGATCAATTCGCAGTCCGGTTTTTTCCTGGATTAACTGCATGTGGCCCTGTTCAATCATCTGATTACACCAGTCGGATGCACGACGGTCCTGCCATACAATGGCAGAAGTAAGTGCCTGACCAGTACGTTTATCCCACACGACTGTAGTTTCACGTTGATTGGTTAAACCTAATGCTTTAATATCCTTTGCCAGCAAATGTGCTGAGGCGAGTGCCTGCTGAACTACGGCAATTTGTGTAGTCCAGATTTCCTGTGCATCCTGTTCCACCCAACCGGAATGAGGAGTCTGTATATGAATTTCACGCTGTGCAGTGGCATGAATGCGGCCTGATTCATCAAAAACAATTGCCCGGCTGGAAGTTGTTCCCTGATCGAGTGCTAATAAATAACTCATGTTTTTATAAGAAGAACTTGAAAAATAAAATACTACCGCAATTATAGTATTAAACCTATCTCGCTCTTGATTTTAATGAATTACGGCATGGTAAATCAGTAAAAGTATGCTAAGATAGGAACGTAACTTGGGGGTGTCTCTGGCTTCGACGCTGGTGATGAAACTCATAGATGCATGCCGAGAGCGCATTTTCTCTCGTAAATCAAATTTGCATTTTTTAGTCGCAAACGACGAATCATACGCTCTAGCTGCCTAAGGGCAGCTTGTCCGCCTCTCTGAATACTTGTGGTTAGGGAGTCCGACTGAAGCGCACGCACACAAGTCCGTATAAAACCAAGCCTTGGGGTTTTGTACTAAATTAAGAGGATCGCGATTTGTACCCTGTTCGTCGGGTCACAAAGAGTTAAAAAAGTAGACGATATCTAAGCATGTAGTATTCTCGAGTGTAGTGCTGGCGGACGCGGGTTCGACTCCCGCCACCTCCACCAAGATTCTAAATCAAAGTTAATTAATCTTAATTAAAGTTAATTAAAAACACCGAAAAAGCCTTAAATCTTAATGATTTAGGGCTTTTTTATTGCCTATAATTCGACTGTCGTTAAGCAATCTTGATCATTGATAATCAACCTTAATCAAGATAAGCTGTTACACAGTTGTGACACGTGTGTAACAGGCCATGCTCTCAGACGCTCAAGTAAAAAGTTTAAAGCCAGAAGAAAAAAGATACTCAAAAGCGGACGGGGAAGGTCTGTCTATAGAAGTCATGCCGACGGGCAAAAAGAAGTGGGTTTTGTCTTATCGTGTTCATGGCAAACAAAACCGAAAGCAAATCGGTGAATATCCAGAAATCGGATGTAAAGAGGCTCGTCAACTTGCACGTCAGGTTAAAGCTGAACTGCAAGGAAAAGTTTTAGACGCACCGACAGTCAGAGTGGTTATTGATGAATGGCTGGCCTTGATGACTCCACGCTGGTCCAGTCAAAAATATATAGATACCGTAATTTACAGGCTTAACTATATTACAGAAGATTTTATTGATGAATCGATTGATGAGGTCGAGCGCAAGCAGGTCGTTAAAGCTGTAAAAAATATGGTAAGCAAGGGCACACTTGAAACCGCAAAACGTTCGTTACGCCTGTTAAATGAAATCTTTAACTTTGCTATTGCATCTGACTACACTCAAAAGAACCCGTGCACACTGGTTGGCGATGTTATCCCGCAGCAAGAAGTTCGTAACATGCCTTCACTTGATGCAGAGCAGATGCCCGAATTCTGGAAACGAGTGCAGGGAGGTATTGTTACACTGGAACTGTTACACGCGCTTAAGCTTGCATGTTACACAGCAGTGCGGATCTCCGAATTATTAAAAGCAAGATGGGATACTGGTGAAATTGATTTTGACAATAATATCTGGGTAATTCCAGCTTCGCGTATGAAGATGCGTCGTGATCATGCGGTTCCTTTAACGCCACAAACCAAAGCTTTATTCCAGGAACTTTATGATCATAAAAAAGATGATGGTTATATCTTCAAGCACACTCGTCGTTTAGGTGAGCATGTTCCTTCTGAAAGTGTCTTAGCTATTATTAAAAGAAACGGATATGGCGGCCAGATGGTAACCCATGGCTTCCGCTCCCTGTTTTCAACTCATGCCAATAATGCCAAGAAATTTCGTGCTGATGTAATTGAGTACCAGATTGCCCACGTTCCGAAAGACCGCATTCGTGGCATTTATAACCGTGCTGAATATTGGGATGAAAGGGTGGAACTGATGGAGTGGTATTCTTCAGAAGTCGATAAATGGATGAAAGGCGCTTAATTAGCGCCTAATTCTTGTTTAATCTTATCCAGAGAGGCCTGTGTATAACCTTTATACTTAGCCGTTTCCCGATCTGGCGGGAACTTCTCTAGATAATTTGCCTTGAATGTATTTACTGCCATGCCTAGCTCTTTAGCAACTTGGCGCATTGAGTACCATTTCATATCAAACCACCTCCAATCTTTTACCCGCTTTGATTTCTGCATCTGTGGCGTGTCTGTACCATTGAGCTAAACACTCTCTTCGCTTACCATCAACATCTAATGTCAAATAAAGAACGCGACTCTTAAGCTTTGGTTTCAAGACAATCCGAAATACCCGTTTTTCAACTCCCCACGTTCCAGTAACAAAATCACCTTTTTTAAATTCTAGTTGTTCCATTATTTAAACCCTCTTGTAATCTCATCATCTACTTGTATTTACTGCCTATAACTAATTTCATACCACCTCTCCCAAACTGATGACCACACTAAACCGGTCATTCTTTGCGATGTAGCTGCTCATCTTGTGATAAATCTGGTCTACATTAGACCCATCCACGCCCACTAAAATGCATTCACCCTCTTGCCAAGACCGGTAGCCAAAGCTAACAGCAGGCGAATTCTCAACGATATTCAAAAATGATGAATACTGTTGAGGCGTGAGAATTAGATCGAACGGCTTCTCTTTGTGCAACTCATCAATAATGAAGTTCGCCACAGCAATGTTTGTTTGTTGAATTTCAGTCATTGGCTGGCTCCTGTGCTTCGATCAAATCAAATTTAGTCCCATCTGGATTAACACCAAGTTTTGTACAAATTAGGCTTGCTGTAGTTGAACCTACGCAGACAATATTTTTAACATGCACCCAGTTTTGAGTGGTTTTTAGAACCTTGCATGACAAGGCTCTGAATGCCACATCTTTCCAAGTTAGGTCGCATGTAGCCCAAATTTGCTGATCTTGTTCCGGCACCGCTTGGGCTTTAACATTACGCTTTGCACGTAGCCACATTGCCCAGCCAGTATTTAAAACTTCAAAAGCGAGCTCTTTGTCTTCATCTTCTGAAAACTCACTTTTGATTTCATAATCGCCAGTGTTTTCATTGAAATTGAAAAATTGCAGAAGGTGAGAGTGAATAAACTCAGCTTCAAATAGTGGGCGCTCTTGACGCCATTTTTCTTGTTTAGTTGAAATATCCATCACGCCACCTCATAGAAGCGCTTGGCTTCTTCAAAATTTGATGTAGTAAGTGGTGATGAGCCTTTTTTGTAGCATGTAACAATCTCACCATATTCAAAAACTTTGCATGCTGTTGGCAGGTCAAAGCACTGGTACATCGATTGCTTAAACCAACTATTTGTATAGAACATTTTATTGATGTGTTCTTTACGAGTACCGTGCCATTGCTGTACCTGAATCAAGTCGTCAAAAGACTCGATCATAAATTCATTACCTTCTGCCAAGGCCATGGCCTTGTATCGAGCAACTGCGTGTTCAGCAATTTCTTTTGATGCAGCCGGCCATTGTTCATAAGGGCTATCACTTTCTTGTTGAATAGCCACACACCATAATTTTTTAGATCTCATCCTCACCACCAATCTTTTATTAAAATAAATAACTGTGCTAAAAATCGGGTCTACTTTTTTATTAAAGTAGGTTTATGCGACTTTTAACTTCTGATTTAATGCGAGCTGGTCAATTGCCCGATCTATCGTTTTGTTAAAAGCAATCACGCTTTGCTCAAGCCCGGCAATATCTAAATCTTTTGCAAATACCCGGATAATCACCAGCTGCAGATACTCAGGCAGGCGAGGGTCATAACTCACGAAGTCGCACCATTGGCGTTTTGTGCAAGCCAGCTGCCATGTAATTTGTGGAATGTACTCATCTGGCACTTTGCGACTGAGCAACGTGTTTAAATGCGTAGTCGTGTTTGGACACTTCACTTCCAGCTGACCCTGCTTGCCAACCAGGCCATCCGGTGATGCGCCAGACATTGGGATAGAAGGGTGGTCAATTAGACCTGTACCTTCTACAAATTCACCTGTTTCATTTTCATAGGCTGTGATTGCATGTGGCTCGTGATCGATTCCCCATTGCATAAGCTGAGTGGTTTTAGCTTCTTCCTGAACGCCGGTGAGGCGCTCGGAAAGAATGATTAAGCCTAATGAATTAAGCACTTTGCCCTTGGCTGGCTTAGCATCTATATCCTTGATGCGACTAGCAGTTACTTTGCCGCATCGCTCAGAATGCCAGTCATCACTACGCTGGAGAATGTTCATAGGTTTCTCCTTGGCGAGCCAAAGCCTGATCAGCAAATTGTGCGATTTCTTTTAGACTTGCAGCATGATTCGACCAGAATGTATTTTTTAGATTGCTGCTTGGCAGGACAGAGTAGGCGGCCTGCAGGCGCTTAGTACCGTACTGAGCTTCATTTTTGAAGTGTGGCAGGTGCTCATCTTCAAATGCTTGATAGCCTTCCGGTACAGTGCTATTAGTTACGCCAGAAACAGTTTTAACTTCTTGATTTTCAGCAATACGCTCAGCCTCATCTTGATCATGAATGCCCACAAAACCGAAGGCTAAACGTGCGCACTGGATAGTAGCTTTATGGCGCAAGAAGCGAGAAGGGTGGCTTTGCCATGGGCCTTCAACTACATAACCAGATTTCGATTTAAATGGAGCGCGGTAGCATTCAGCCAAGTATTCGCGCACAATAGTAGGGTGTTCACGGTCTTTGCGGTAGATAATACATTCTACCCACTCAGGTGCTTTAACCTTGGCGCCATCCATTTGAACCATGTTTTCTGAAAACCTAAATTCCATGCCGTTGAAATTAGAGTTCCCATTGATGATGCGAGACCAACCATCTACACCAACAACCGGAATAATCCCCTTGTTTTTATCTGGAAAAGCATAGATTTCTTTTGTCCAGGGATTTAGCTTATATTGACCTGCAACAATTAAGAGGGAAGCCATTTGAGCATCAGTTGCAGGCGTTTCAGTACGAAAAGCTGTTTGAATCAGTGTATCTTTCAGCTCTTGCGGATCTATATTTGATAAACCCAATACATCTGCAACCTGTGCAATTTGAGCTGTAACTAAGGTATTTACCGGTGCATTCATTTTTTATTCCTTAAAATTTGATTGAAACGTGAGGAATGCGACCTTTATAAATCGCAGCCAAGATGCTTTTCGCAAGTTGTTCATTCACACCAGGCAATAAAGCAAGATGCTCAAGTGCTTCCGCACAAACCTTCTTTGTGTGAGCCTCATCAGCCAAACGTGCTTCTTCCGCTTTACGTGCAGCTTCTGCCTGTGCAAATTGCTCAGCCTCAATACGCTTACGTTCATTTTCAGCAGCTTGCACAGCGCGTAATTCAGCAGCTTCTTTTTCAGCCTTTAATCGAGCTTCGCGCTGTTCTGCCTCAACCTTTTCACGTTGTACACGTTCAGCTTCAAAACGTGCTCTTTCTTCGGCTTCACGAGTAGCTTTTTCAGCAGCTTCACGGGCAATCTGAGCCTCACGTTCTTGTTGCTGGCGAAGTATTTCAGCTTGACGTAGGCGTTCTAATTCAGCTTGTTCAGCTTCGTATTTTTCGCGCTCTACCAATGCCTTGCGTAGTGTTTCCAATGTTTCAAATTTGGCAAGCTTGGCTTGTTCTTCGTATTCTTCATAAGAAGAATCAATTTCAAGTTTTTCAAGATCAAAAATATACCCCTTGATCACATGAGCTTCTTGATTTTTGGTGTTTTCATCATAAAGACTACGAACCGCTCGAATAGCTCCTTCATGCTTCGCCACACGATCCTTTTCGGCCTGCTCCCAAGCGTCACGCGGTGCCAAAATTTCGTTGCGTAGCTCATCAAATTTCTTCACAACCGAAATACGATCATCATCAATGACCTTAATTTGCGCCTTTTGTTCAGCTACCAATTCTTTACCGCACTTTTCAATTAGTGTTTTCGATTTACTAATCTTCATGGCCAGTGAACCGATAGCATCACGTCCTTTTTTTGTTGTGACATCTGGCACATGAGAGCGCACTTCTTGGGCAATGCGCTCGAATAATTCATTAGTTCCGCCAGCTTTAGAGAAAGCAGCAACTATCACGTTCTGTTCTAATATTTGTAATTCGTTTACCGGTGCATTCATATTCTTCTCCTAAGCAACCTGTGCCAATTCCATCCCAAACAATCCAATTTCGCGCTTCACTTCTTCTAAATTCGTGAAGTAATCAAACTGCTGGGTCGTCAATTCATCAATTGCGATAAACTCATCGTTAAACACACAGTCATCTGGCAGACCACGGTAAGTCTTAACTGTGCACACCTGGTCTGTATCGACTGTGCCGTCCTGTAGCACTAAGATGGATAGCGTGACGCGCTGGGTGTGCAAGTCATCAAGCAGCATGTACTGCGTGTCTAAGTGAATTTCGGTGCGGCCAAAATAGTGGGCTACAAAATCAGGGTCGTAGTCATGAGTGCTGAACTGCTCAGCAAAAGCGGTTTTGATTTTCATACCCGGCGCTCCTTCAAAATTTCTCTCACCTCAGTAGCTACCCTGCCAATATCCTCGTCATTCATTTTTCCAGTGCCAACCAAGCAAATAATTGCCTTAATTTCCGGCTTACTCCAATCGCTATCCGGCTTAGAATCCCAGTACAGCTTGAATACATGATTGCCATTCTTGTCAATGCTGAACATTGAGAACATATTGAAACGCTGACGCTCAAGAAACTTTTGAAGCTTCTCTTTATCGCCACTGTAGGCGTGAAAATTTGGCTTAGCACTCATACCGCCTCCTTCATCACAACAAGCTGTTCTTCAAACTCAGCAGTGAGCTCTGCAACGATTTTGCTGGTCATACCTTCTTCAAAATCAGGTGCACCTAAATCGCGGTCATCTGGTGTGATAAATCGAATTTCCCCAAGTTCAATCCATTGCTGACCATCTTCATTGACTTGCAGAACCTCAACTTGTAGTGAGCAATCCTCCTGACCTTCTAGCCATACGATTGCTTTGCCGATAGTTTCCGTGCCTTCGTGTTCATGTGGGTAAAGCTTGCCTTGAACTGATAGCTCTTGAAGGGCAACGAATGGTTTAGCCTGATTGATAGAGACTTCAACTTCTTGTGCAGGCCCACTTGCATCGGCGTAGTTGCAGCCTGATACCACTGAGGCAATTAGGAGGCTATTGAATAAAGTAAGTTTTGCATTCATAATTAATTCACTCACTGAGTAAAAGTCCCTCTCCGTCGAAAGCTAGGGGCTTTTTTGTTGTCTGTATGAATAGATTATTCATTAGTGAATAAGAATAGTCAATAGTGAATTATTCGAAAGTGAATAAATTTTTAGTTATTTGCTGAATTTCATGTTTTAATAGACAAAAGAAAACCCACACGGGGTGGGTTGTTTGGGAGGTATTTGACTTAGGTTAAACCACGACTCCAAGTTTTGATAAGACTTGAGGCCAGTTACCACAATCTAGTGAGAACTTTTCACATATATTTGGAACTTTAAGATTCCCTTTATGAGATCTTACATCCCAGTTAAATATAGGAGCTTTTTGCTCACATGTTAAAACACAGGCGCCCGCCCCAAGATAATGACTAAGACTAACAACATCCAAATCAGCATAATTATCCTTCTTAACGTGATGAGAATCAGAGGATGCAGGAAATTTTAATAATTGTTTTTTAAGCTCCAGAGTGGATGATCCATGCTCATCTGAGTTAATTTTTTGAACTGAAAATCTATCTAAAAAATCCTGAAAAATATCTTCATCATAATTATAATCAGAAATTTTTTGCTCTATTTCACTTAAGATGGAGTCACATATGAAGAACTTAACAGTATTAGCAAGCTTAAAAGAATGCAAAACCCCCCATAATTGAGGGAAAACCTCTTCGGGATATGTTCTATAGCAAAAATCTAATACAGCATTTGTATCTAAACTAATTTTCATCATTATTAGAATACCTTTTGCTGTAATTCTTTAAACGCAGAAGGCTTAGATTTCTTGTGAAAGCCAAGAATGTCTTTTGCAATATTTGATGATATTTGATCCTGCCACATTGCACTCATTACTTTCTCGACGAAACTATGCCCGAAATACTTGAGCACCATATTTTCTTTTTTTGAACCAAACCCGCCACCTTCTTTTGGTTTGATATAATCAAGATATTCATTTAGCTGACTTTGATTGATTATTCCTAATATCTTAAGTTGAATCGCAATTGCTGCTTTACTTGCTTTGGTTTTTTTACGAATAAGTAAAATATTATCCTCAAGGCTTGAAGCCTTATTGAACAACTCATGGACAATTTGTGGAGGGGCGACGACATAACCAGCGACACGATCACAATATTTTTCTAATTTATTATTAGACTCCAGCAAATGCCCATCAAAAACACTTTCACCTAAACCTAGATGCACAATCTCATGAATTAGTGTGAATAATTTTCTTGATGGGGACTGCCCAGAACTGAAAATAGCAATAACTGGAGCTGTATTAAAATATAGACACATTCCATCAGAACCAAATTTTTCTCGCCCTCGATCAATCACAATAACATCCCTGAGCTCCACAATGTCTCTCCAGGCATTAAAATAATCATCAGTATTTTTTGTTTTCTTGTTGTGACTATAGAAGCCAAAATATTTGATGATTAGCTCCGCATCTAGTTCGGGATCTTCACCAGTAAGATGAAGGTCAAATTTTTGGACTTCCTCATCTAATGATTCAACAACAGATATATAATTATCCCTTACCGAACAAAATTCTTGAACTAATGCATTTTCTTTATACCTATCCTCAGGAATATTGATTTGGTTTCTAAATTCGATAATTTCAGGATTATTCCGCTCATAGAACAAATCATGAGTAGTTAAATAAACCGTTGGAACGTATAGTATTTTTGCAATACTTTCTAGTTGGCTAAGCTTGAAAATATTTTTTTCTTCTAAGGCTTTATTAATCTTATTGTTGGATATTCCTGTTAAATAGGCGAGCTCATCCGCTGACAGGTTCATGTCAGTCATATAGCGCTGAAGTGCTATGGGTGAGTGCTCAACCAATTGAATAGCCATTAATTCATAAAGCTCCAAATTACATAACTTATTGTACTAGATTTAGTAAAGAAGAATAGTGTCGATAAAGGTAAATTTAAAGAGCCGCTACATGCGGCTTCTTCTTAATTACTGTCTTTATCTTTTGCAGATTCTAATTTTTTTGATCTGCTAAACTCTGCCATTTCTTCCATTGTTAGGACAGGTATATATACACTGTCGCCAAACTCTCCTCTTAGCTCCTGAACTTCTTCTTTTGAAAGAGTAAGCTCTTGATTAAGATCAGCCGCTATATTCAATTTTTCAATTATTTGATTCATTAGTTTGGCTGTAGACATAACTATTCCTTATTAGCAACCATCTTCTGGCCCAACTTTCCCTCTTTAACTAATTGAACAATCTGTTGTCCAGTATAAACAGGTATGAATCGCCCCTTTCCAATTGCCTTAACCAGAATTTCCACCTCAGAAGCAGAGAGGGCTATGCCCTCATTATTTTGTGCAGCTTCTCTTAGTTGCTCGATAACTTTATTGATAGGCAAATCCATGCTCACTCCTTAAGGTTTTACCAAAGCTGTCTCTAATCGACCTACCAGGTTGATTTCGTTAAGCTGTTCATTTGTTATAAATTCATCTGGGTAACGTATTTTGTCTGGATTATCGCTAGCCAATCTCACTGTCTTCCCACCAGCATAACTCACAAAGAATCGCTTCATTCTCAGTTCATGATTATGCGTAAATACATACACACAGCCACTTTTGAGCGTATCAGGGTCTTTATCAGCTACATCAATGAATAGTGGGCTATTAGGCGCTACTGTAGGCCACATGCTGTATTCATCTGAATAGATAATCTTGAGGTTTTCCGGTTTTGCCTGTATCCCTAAAATTTTAAGAATGTAGGGGTCAATGTCTAAGTATTCGCTTGGATCTTCTAAAAAATTCTCTATGCCATTTCCACATGAAGCCTTTACATCCTTGTACACCGGTATTCTCACATTAAATCTTTTTGCTTCAGCACTTCTGAATTCGATTGGAGAAATATAAATATCTCCTTTCTTTTGAGGTGCCTCTCCCTGCGCCTCTGGTTTTTCATCCAGTTGCTTTAAATCTACATCCGTTAATTCGGTAATTGTGATACCTGCCCAATTAGAAAGCGCGTCCAGAGCCTCTCTTTTAGGCTCCTTAGTCACACCGCTAATAATCCTGAACAAGGTAGCTTGTGACATCCCTATATCTTTAGCGAGCTTATTTGAGTTGGTGCCATTCTTCTCAATTAGATACTCAATATTCTTTTTTAAGAAAGGGTACATCTGGAAATCCTCTTAACGTCATTACATTTTATTCAAAAAAGAATAATTAAGTTGAAATAATTCACTTGTGCATTGACAATTATTCATAAGTGAATAAAAATGGAATAAATAGGAGGCTAATTATGAACCTTAAAGAAAAAATCCTCTTCCTGCGTAGTCATGGCTTCAGCCAAACCGAAATCAGTAGCCGCACAGGAATTTCTCAAAGCTCCGTTTCTAAAATCGAAAACGGTGAGCAATTCGATGTGTCTTATAGCAAAGGCGCTGCACTCGATCTTCTGGTTAATGAAGTATCTAAACAGCAACTTACGCCAGCATTCGCCTAAGGAGCCCCCATGAGCAAAGTATCAATTGAACTGCCTGCAAGCGCTAGCAATAACGAATCGCTCATATTGCAAGCACTTAACGCAAGCAATCAGCGTCAAGTTGCTGAAAAGGTGGGAGTAGATGCAAGCACCTTATCAAGAATGAAAAATGATAAAAAAACCAATGGCTTAACTGAGGTTGAATTTATTAGCGTTTTATTGACAGCCCTTGGATTAAAAGTGGTGCCAGAAACTGATGTGTATTGCTCTCCTGAGATTGCGGAAGCAACAAGGGTATATCTGGCCCATGCATTTACTTCACCAGAGTACATGCGAATTTTATTCAAATAAAAAACCGCTTTTCTGCGCGAACAGAAGAGCGGTTGAGTTCACTTAATTAGGAAACCGAATGAACAAATCAAATTTAGCACATGAGCCACCAAAACCGCAAGGAGAAGTGGTTCATTTTCCTAGAAAAGAGCGGCCCAAGATGGCGGAAAAATTTGCACACGGCTACGTCATGTCGAGCCAGTTGTATCGCAAAGAAGTTTACCCATTTCTTAGTGATGCCGCTCGGCATGTATATTTTGAGCTTGAAAGCCGTATTAACGGTTTTCAGAAAGAATCAGACTTTGTTAGCTACTCTCAGTTGCAGGGTACTAATGGTTTACCTGGCGTTCGTATTGCTGGGCGTGCAGCTATAGCAAAAGGGCTAAAAGAACTCATTACTTATGGAGTTATTGAGGTTGTTGCACACGGCAAGCAAGGTATGAAGTCATATCGAATCAATGAGGTTTCTATTAAAGACCAGTTCACTAATGAAACTAGTTCACATAAAGAACTAGTTCACGTTGTGAACCAAACTAGTTCACGTACTGAACCGAAACTAGTTCACGTTGTGAACACACAAAAGAAAGAAAAAGATAATTATAAAAATACAAACACAGCTACCCAAGCTGAAAACTCGCTTGACGAAATTCTCAATCTCTGGAAACCAGACTTAAACCAACTCAACGTCTGGTTACAGTGTTCAGGTGAAATGCCAATGACTGAAACACTGGTCAAGCAGCTACTCATTGAAATCAATGCTCACTACGAAACACAGCTAAAAGCTGGCTTGCTTACTGACAACCAGATGTATTCAAAATTTGTGAAGTGGGTAAAACGCGAATTCAAGAAACCAGCACCTAAAACACAATCTTCTGTTCAACAGAGCAATCTTCGCAATGTAAACGATGCTTGGGGTGAAGTAGAGCAGTATGCACCTGTAGTCGATGATGTGGACACGGAGGGCATGCTATGAACGCAATGCACACTCAGTTTCAACAAACGATTCAGATTTCTTCTGAATTCTGCTCAAAGCACAGCGAAGCAATGGTCACGATGTTTGGCCGGTCCGTTTGTAAATCATGCGCAGTTGAAGCAGTCACCAAAGCCCAAGATGAACACGCTCACTCTGTAAACCAGATGGTTCGTGAAAAACACTTCGCCGGAGCCATGCTGCCTAAACGTCATGCTGAAAGTGGTTTTCTGAATTACCAGGTTAGCAACGACGGCCAGAAAACTGCAAAGCATCAGTGTGCCACTTTCGCTAAAGACTTCAACAAAGGCGTACAGCGTAATCTGATCATGGTGGGACGCACCGGTACAGGTAAAACCCATCTTGCGTGTGCTGTGGCCCGTAACGTTCTGGATAAACAGAAATATGCCCGTTATGTGACTTCCGAAGACATGGCAAACGAGATTGCGAATGCCTGGAAGAAAACAGACGACAACGAAAGCAATGCAGTGTTCCGCTTTGCCGAATATGACCTGCTGATCCTGGATGAATACGGCCTGAATGATCAGCACGAAAACCGCTTAAAGCTGGTTCATAAAGTTCTCTATGCACGTTATGACGAAGCAAAGCCGACGATGCTGATTTCTAACTGGACTATCAAGCAGCTTGAAGAAAACTTGGGTGATCGTTTGTGGTCCCGATTTCAGCATGGCGGATTGACGGTAGTTCAGTGCAACTGGGCTGATGCTCGTATTGGAGGTGCTCTATGACCCACAAATCAACATGCCTCTGCTTCACATGCAGCAACGCTAAGCGTAGAGCCAGTTCCAAGCGTACTCCGAAGCCAAAGCAGTACGAGTACAAGAATCTGGATATGAGCAAGATTGATCAGTACAGCGAACAGCGAATCAGAGCACTGTGGAGTATGGGAGGTGGGGTGTGAATCTAATTGAAAAATGCGGTGGACAAGGCCCAGCCGAAATGATTGCTGCTTTAGTGCTCTCAACTGTTGCATGCCCTGAAGGGTATTTTCCTCAATTACAAAAATATTTTTCTGTGCTTGATGGCCATGTGTACCTCTACCACGAGAAAGAGCGTCAATTTCTACCTTACATGGATTTAGATAAGGTTTATCTCGACTACGTGTGGCTGAAAGATCTTAAAGCAGAACTCGAAGCGTGTATGCAGGAGGGTGCGGCATGAAAACAAGAATGGATGTTATTGAACGCAGCATTGCCTTGCTTAGAACTGCATATTCTCGTTCAAGTCGTCTCTCTACGCGGGATTGTATGGAGATTACTGGATTGCAACAAAGATCGGCACAGCGTTATTTAGTTGAGCTTGAGAAATTGGGCTACCTGCAAAGTGATGGGAGTACTCCACGTGGCTACAAGGCCACAGACAAAACCAAGCAGCTATTTGGAGCACAGGGATGAATAGAAATAAACAGGTTCGAGCATGGCTGGAAATGGGTATTGGGCGCGCTACTGCACTAGCTAAAACCCTGAATGTGTCCAGACAGTTTATCAGCAAGGTTTCAGTGATGGAGAAGGGAATCTCACAAAGTCAGTGGAATGCGATTAGCTACGGCATTTCGATCATTGAACTAGATGAACAGGCCGTACAAAAGAAGGTCGAGCAAATCATTATCAGGGCTGCACACATGTGTCACAGCAAGGATCGTGAAGTAAAGCAGTTTGCTCAGGTTGAACTGGATAAATGGGTTGAAAGATTGGGAGCCACCGCATGACTAAGCATGACAACGTGAGCCGTCCGGGTCATTACACCGCAGGCAACATTGAATGTATCGAAGCAATGCAAGCCATGATGACCCATGAGGAATTCATAGGATATCTGCGCGGCAATATCTTTAAGTACCAGTGGCGCTATAAGCACAAGAATGGTTTAGAGGACTTGAGAAAGGCTCAATGGTATCAGAACAAGTTGATTGAAGCGGAATGCTACAAGAGCACACCAACTGCCATTCTCGAAGCCGAGCGCCGGAAGTGTGAGCACCACTGGGTTGATAGAACAGTAGATGGTTCGGTATCGGACTGCATTAAGTGCGGACAGTGTAGGGAGGAAGGGTGATGGAGAGATTGTCGAATAAAGATTTCATAGCACTCGGTTTTAAGGAGTTTTCTTATCACACTGTTGGAAATTCAGTGAGCTATAACTTAGGTAGAAGGCGTTACCTATCGGCTGTGTGTATTGGTCAAGGCAACGAAGCTCTTTTCCTTTGCGAGAAATCAGAAGTTGGTAACTACTACACGGATTTAGTTTGCATACATAACCGCGACTATGACGGTCTCATCACTTTGGAGAAAGTTAAGGCTCTGATCGGGTGGTTTGGTGGTGCTGAAGAAGAGAAAGGAGGATTGATCATGGATGAGAAATTTATTGCCCTTACTCAGGAATGGCACACCAAAGGCTGGAATGCTCGTCAGAGTGAAATTGATGAGTTGAAGGCTCAGCTCGAATGCTGTCGTCGCGAGAATGCGGTGCTGTTGGGGAAGGTGGGTGATGGGGAGAAAAGGGTTAGTGAGTTAAATCAATGGAATAGCAACCAGTACGAATTAATTAAGCGTAATGAATCCCACACACAGAGCCTCAAGCATTTACTACAAAAGCTTATTGATGATGATTACACAACAATGCGTCCAAGTATGGCGTATGAGATTCAAGAGATCCTGCGAGGTGCCAATGACTAACCTCCGCATTACTGCAACACAGGCACGCAAAGCCGGACTAGGCCCTCGATTTGGTGTGAAAACCAAGTCGGGGAAAAAGAATAGGGTGGGCGTATAAATGGGCGCAAAACTTACAGAAAATCCAGAAGCTAAAAAGAAAGCTAATGATTATTGGAAAACCTATCTGGAGCTAAAGAGTGTTCATAAAACTGCGGATGCACATGGAACATCGCATAGTGTGGTTCATAGGCATCTAAGGGCATTTGGCTATAGGTTGAAAGGCGAGAAATTCACCAAGCAAGATGATCAAAAGATTATTGCCTATTATATGAATACGCCCGCATCAAGCTTTGATCTTGATTATTTAACAAAGGAATTGGGGAGAGGGCAGAAAACCAATGTTAGTAGAAGAGCAAGGGAGCTTGGACTAACAGATAAGTCGAGAATTGCGTCTACCGAGCAGAAAGCCAGAAATTCAACATCAGCTAAAGAGGCTATTAAGCAACATGGGCACCCAAAGGGGTTTTTGGGTAAGAAGCACACCCAAGAGGTGCGAGAGCTAATCTCTGAAAATACATCCAAAGGCCTTTCCAGGTTAACCGAAGATGATTGGGCGGCTAAAAATTTGAAGCAAGCGCAAACCAAAGAGAAGAACGGCACATTGTATCCAGCAAGACGCAAAGCATCATGGAAGCAACAGTGGGCTGAGGTTGGTGGGGTTCGAAATTTCTATAGAAGCCAGTGGGAATTAAATTATGCCCATTACTTAGAGTGGTTAAAGCAAAAGGGACAGATATTAAAATGGGAGCATGAACCTGAGACCTTTTGGTTTGAAGGGGTGAAAAGAGGCACCTGTTCATACTTGCCAGATTTTCGAGTTACAGAGAGTGATGGGTCGATTGTGTACCACGAGGTAAAAGGGTGGATGGATGATAGAAGTAAAACCAAAATCAAAAGGATGGCTATTTATCACCCGGAGGTGAAATTGATAGTTATTGATGCGAAAGCTTACAGATCTCTAGCTAGAAAGGCTGCCTACTTAGTGGATGGCTGGGCATGACTGACAGTTAAACGGTTGCCAGTATTTAAAGGCGGAAAGCTGGTAATTCAGGTTGAAAAGTTGAAGGTATAAGGGGAATGGGATGAATGCGGCAGTGAACAGAAAACATTTTTCAGTAGCCATTAATTGGGCGGCTCAGCCTATCGAATGGCATTTAGAGCAATATGGATCGTGGTTAACTCTTGATGAAAATTATGTGTGTTTAGGTGCCTCAAGCATTCTGGGCCATTTAATTGATACAGCGAATGGAGTATGCATTGATCGACGAGAAAGGGTTGCGCCACGATGCAAGATTAGTGATGAGCATGCAGATGCAGTAAGCGATATGCTTATTCATTTAATGCAAAGTGAAAACAGTAAGGTGCAGAAGTGGCTCAAGGTTGTGATCATGTTCTACGTTGAGTTTAAGTCTGAGGCAACGATAGCTAAAAAGCTGGGCATATCTGAATACGCAGTTACTCGGGATAAGATGCTTGGGATGGTTCGACTTGCAACTAAATACCAGTTGAGAAGCCGGATAATTGGTGCTTGAAAGTCAGGGTATATATTGATATATTCATGTTATAGTGATCACAGTGTACGTTAAAGCACTAGATTGATTTAAAAGCTCGCCAAATGGTGGGCTTTTTTTGTGCCTGAAATAAACCTGAACAATTGGTGATCTTATGAAATAACGTCAGCCATTCGGTAATTCGGATTTGTGACGCTGTGTATTAACTTACTCAGCTATCAGCGCAAACGGTGGGATGCAGAAACCAGCCGTATAAATCGGTTTGAATCCAGTGCGATTTCGTCACGTACTGAGTGGGCCAAAGAGAAATACTAGATCTGGGATGACAACCCGACCAATACGGAACGAAAATTAAGAAATCAGATTGATAGCCCATTTCGAGATGATGGATTGATGAGTAGCGTCTGGCCCCGCGGAGATGGCTTTTCTTAATACGCCATTAGCTCAATCGGATAGAGCATGGGTGTTCTATACCAATGGTTGTAGGTTCGAGTCCTACATGGCGTGCCAATGGGTCTTAAGCTTAAGTGGTAGGAGATCCACATGCTCCGATTCCTATTCTGTTTATTCGGCTTCCATGGTGTAACCGAGATTGATCACACGATTGATGATGAAGAAATCAAAGTGTGTCGGGATTGTTTGAAAGAAGTTAAATAATTAAGGGAGAGTACATTGTGAAAAATTGGGTAAAATGTTTTGTTCATAATTGCATTGTGCATCCGCTTATGATGTTCATGCCAAAAGATTTGGCGCATGAAATGCATGATCGTAACGCTGACTGGGCTTTTGGCTTGGATCGTTATGATGAACTTAAACTGGAGCAACAGAAATAATTGCTTCCAGCTGAATGTCGTAATTGCGGTAGCATTTGCCGAACGGATTACGGCAAACAAAGCCCCTCGCATTCTAGATGTTGAGGGGTTTTTCTTTTCTTATTGGTGGTACCCATGGATATAGTAGAAGCAAAACGGAATTTAGAAGTTCTAGAAAAGAACCGTAGCCGATTGATGAATTACAACCATCTGTTTTCAAGCTATGCATTTAAAGAAATGTGCGGTGCTGAACTTCGCAAAGTGAATAAGCAGATCCACGGCATAGAAGAACAATTAAATGCGCAACCCCAAAAGACTCGCAGCAATACGCACACTACCTTGCGTGAGGTGTGGTAATCCCAATAGCCAGGCTGCTCATTCAAATAGTACCAAGCATGGTAAGGGTAGAGGGATTAAGGCTTCTGACCAGTTCACAGTTTGCCTATGCCATTCCTGTCATTTCAAGTTCGATACTTTCCAATTGGGCAATCGGGCAGAGAGTGAAGCCATGTTTGATCAGTGGTTGGTGAGAGTGAATCGGATGTTGAATCAAACAGACAAAGAGATTTTTTAACTGAGCCGTGTGACTCTTTTTTTTGTGAGAAGAAAATGTCAAACGAAAAGCAGATTGAACAAGAAATTCAAGACAAAGGCTTAAATGCACCACGCTTAACGCCTGCGGATATTGATGCGGTGATTGTAGATAAATACTACTTCACAGCAGCTAACGCTCAATGGGGAGCAGACCCAAATACAACTGCACTAATTGGAATGCACAAGCAGTTAGAAACTCTAACTTTCTGTGTTCTGATTTTGAAAAATGGCTTCACAGTTACAGGTGAATCTGCATGCGCGAGTCCTGAAAACTTCAATGCTGAAATTGGTCAGAAGGTTGCGTACGAAAATGCACGTAATAAAATCTGGATGCTTGAGGGTTATTTACTGAAAGAAAAGCTTTACCAAGATTCGATAGATAAAGAATTTTAAGCCCTCTTCGGAGGGTTTTTTTATGAGGTAAATATGTCAGAACAATACCCTGGCGCAGAACCACTTGTGGATGATCGTCATGAGTTGTTCTGTCATGAATATTTAATTGATCTTAGTATCAAGAATGCAGCGGCACGAGCCGGATTTAGTGAAAGAAGTGCTCGTCAACATGGTTGGGTGGTTTTCAATCGTCCAGAAGTTAAAGAGCGGATTGCTTTTCTACGTGAAGAGCGAAATCGAGAGCTTGGGTTAGATAGCTATTATGTATTGAAAAACCTCAAATCTATAGCTGAAAGATGCATGCAAGCTGAAGAGGTGATGATTGATGGTGAGCCCTCTGGTGAGTTTAAATTTGAACATTCGGGAGCGAATAAAGCTCTTGAGCTCATTGGTAAACACATTGGTATGTTCAACGACAAGGTAGAACATACTGGCAAGAATGGCGGGCCAATCCAGACAGTCAATACAACCATTACTTTGGATGAGTTTAAAAAAGCCCGAGAGGATATTTTAAATGACTACTGAAGCGAGAGATGTGGCAATACAAGTTGAAGCTCAAGAGGATTTGTATTTCTTCTCTCGCTATATGTTCAAAGAACGGCGTAAGTATAAATGGTTGCATAACTGGCATCACCGGGTGATTTGTGATGCACTAATGAAGGTGTATCGGGGCGAAACCAAGCGCCTCATTATTAATATACCACCGCGTTACTCTAAGACTGAACTGGCTGTGATTAACTTCATGGCTTGGTGTTTTGGTAAAGCGCCTGACAGTGAGTTTATTCATGTCAGTTACTCAGCCACACTCGCAGCCAATAATGCTTTCCAGACGCGAAACTTGGTACAGGAAGAAGCATATAAACGTGTATTTCCTGATTTCGCATTACGTGATGATAGTAAAGCCAAGGATGACTGGCGCACTGCAAAAGGTGGTGTCTGCTATTCACAAGGTACTGGCGGTACCATTACGGGTTTTGGTGCTGGTAAATTTCGAGATTCATTTGGTGGGGCAATCATTATTGATGACCCGCATAAAGCGAGTGAGGCACGATCCGATACCATTCGTAAAGGTGTAATTGAGTGGTTCCAAAATACACTTGAGTCTCGTACGAACTCACCAGATACACCAATCATTGTCATTATGCAGCGTTTGCATGAGGAAGATTTGGCAGGCTGGCTGCTTGATGGCGGTAATGGTGAAGAATGGCAACACTTATGCCTTTCTGCAATCCAAGATGATGGCACTGCGCTCTGGCCTGCAAAGCATACTATTGAAACATTAAATCGAATGGAGCTGGCAGCGCCGTATGTATTTGCCGGTCAGTACAGACAGCAACCTTCACCACCAGCCGGTGGTTTTTTTAAGCCTGACAATATTGAAATTGTAGATGCATTGCCGAGTGAAATTATTAAAGAGGTTCGCGCTTGGGATTTGGCATCTTCTGAAAATGAGGGTGACTACACGGCTGGTATGCGTCAAGCCAAAGGCAAGGATGGGTATATCTACATTGTGGATGTGCAGCATGCCCAGCTTGGACCAGACGGTGTTGAGAAACGTATTAAACAAACTGCTGAGATGGATGGTAAGTCTGTAGCAATTCGATTACCCCAAGATCCGGGACAAGCTGGTAAGGCTCAAGCTAAAAGCTTTATCAAAATGCTGGCTGGTTTTTCTGTCAAAGCCGAGACTGTTTCTGGTGATAAGATTACCCGTGCTCAGCCTTTTGCCGCTCAGGTCAACGTCGGCAATGTGCGGATGCTTCGCGGTGCTTGGAATAAGCCATTGATTGAGGAAATGCGTAACTTTCCAAACGGCAAGCATGATGACCAAATCGATGCTGGAAGTGATGCATTTAATGAATTACTGGAAGCCAGGACAAAAGCCCGGCCATCTGGCGCAGGCTCGAGAACATTTAATTAGGAATAACTATGGCAAAGTCTAAAAAAGACAAAGTTAAAAATAAGGCTTTGTCTAATGGTTCACTCGACTCTCATTTAGCAGTAAAGAGTTTTTTTAATGCCGGCAAAGCTGCCGATGTTGACGAGACTTTAATGAAAGCAGGTATTCAACGTCACCGATTGTCTGTCTTACTTGATGATGATGAGATTGGTCAAGCTGCTGAAACTCGCTTGGATGCGTTGCTTGGTGCGCCTTATCGTTTAGAGCCTAACGACACACCCGAAGCCGAATTGCTTACTCAAGAGATGAATGAGTGGTTCGTGGAGCTTGCAACGTGTGCACACAATGCGCTGTTCTTTGGCTATTCGGTGCAAGAGGCGATTTACGAGCAAAAGGATACGCATATTGGGCTTAAATGGATTGGCGAAAAGCCGATGGAGTGGTTTGAGCCTAAAAACGATGGTCGTTTGATTTATCGTGCTGAATCGGGTTATGAAGGGGAAGTAGATCAAACAGTTAAGTTTTTCCTAACTCGTCGCAAATCTTCATATAAGCAACCGTATGGCAAGGCGTTATTAGCTTCACTCTACTGGTTATTCTTCTTCAAACAGAATGGATTTAAGTTCTGGGCGAAGTTTTTAGAACGATTTGGCACACCGATTTTGCTTGGAAAGGTGAAAGATGGTGATGATGAAGATATTCGGGCAATGAATGATGCACTACTGTCTGCTCATGCTCAGTCTGTTGTCTCAATTGATGCTGAGGATGATGTAGAAGTACTTGGGGTGGCGCAAGGCACAGCAGGGTCGTCATTTGAAACATTCAATACCGAAATCAAGCGTCAGATTCAAAAGCTCATTTTAGGCCAAACACTTACAAGCGGCACTGATAATTCAGGCAGTCGAGCATTGGGCCAAGTGCATGAGAATGTACGGAAAGACAAACTCAAGTCTGATATTCGAATGATTACACCGACGGTTCAAGCTGTAGTGAATGCTTTGTGTGAGTTGAACCAGTGGTCGAAGCATAAAATCATTATCGGTGATGAAAAGTCGCTTGAGATAGATAAAGCTGAGCGCGATGTAAAGCTTAAAAATGCAGGTGCCAACCTGACACCACAATACTTTCAGCGTGAATATGGATTGCAAGATGGTGATATTGCAGAGACTCAAGAGCAAACACCTAAGACTTTTTCAGCTATTCCGAAACGTGCATTTAGTTTCAAGGCTGACATGCAAGGCATCGACCCGAATCAGCAAGAAGTTGACGACAAGGTTGATGGGATTGATAAGACGTTGTTTTCTGAGTCTGAATTGCTAAAAGTGGTTGAGTCGGTGAAAGATATCAGTGAGCTGCAAGAAAAGCTGTATGGTTTAATGGCAAGCGAATCTGTTGAAAAGTTCAACGCAACCATGGCGCGGGCTTTGTATCTGTTTGATGTAATCGGGTATGTGCAACGGAGTAAGTAATGGCAGTAAGTTACGCTGACGCGCTTCGTTACGCTCGTGATAAGCGTGTTGTTTTGTCTGACGAGTTCTATCTACTAGACTTAAACGCAAGACAATACGCGACTACAGTGAGCTATTTGGCATCACTCGACCAGATCAGGACTGTGATTAATCTGACCAATAGAGCAATTGAAGACGGTTCGACATTTCAAGAGTTTCAAAAGGCTGTAAAAGAATCGGGGATTGAGCTTAGTCCACATCATCTGGATAACATTTTCCGCACCAATATTCAGAATGCGTATGCACATGGTATCTGGACGCAGCAGCAAGAAAATAAAGCCAATCGGCCTTATTTGAAATATTCATCATTAACTGATAGTCGAGTTCGTCCGAGTCATTTAGCTTTGAATAATATTGTTCGTGGCATTGATGATCCGTTTTGGGATACACATTATCCACCCAATGGATTTCAATGTCGGTGCAGTGTGGATGCTTTGACTGAAGCGCAGGCCAAGAAACAAGGCATTACACCCGATGATGGTCTGATGGGCGTACAGCCCGATAAAGGTTGGGCTGTAAGTCCTGCGAGTTATGGCAAACATTTAAATGATGTACTTCAAGAGAAGATTGATGATGCATTACTCACAGACACACCACTTGCACGAAAATTAAGTGATATTCAAAACGAAGCTTTAGTTTCACAGCAAGCGAATGAATCAATCATTAAGGCTTTCGAGCCAATGTCTGAAGAATCAAAACAGGTCAATGAATCAATTGTTGATCGTGTGCTTGAGAAGAATAAAGACATTGAGCCAAGTGCAATCCGAATGCTGACTGAACTTGTAAGAGATGATGAGCAAGCATTAACCGATCTGCTTAAAAACGCTGTGGTGAAAGACGATAAATCTATTATCGCCTGGATGAAGCGCTCGTTTGATTCACTTATGCTGATTGCTAAGAATCTTAAATCTAAGATTACTGGAAACAACATTAAGGGCTTTGATTCGCTCAAGCTGCAAAAAGGTAATGTGATTGGCATTCAGACACCAACTCTATTTAAAACATCGGCTCAAGCAGGGAAAAGCATCACTATTTTGGATGCAAAAGGCATTGCACTCGATTTAAGCAAGATTAACGGCTTGAACGGTGCGCTATTGGCTCCTGATTTGAATTTAGAGGTCGTTAGCATCACGGATGATGAAGTGGTACTAAGAAAGACAAACGAGCTTGCTACACGGCTATTTGTGGCAAATAACACGTTATTTAATTTGTATTAATCAAAATCAATTTAAGACCGTCCTATTTGGGCGGTTTTTTTATGGAGCATGAAAAATGCCAGATCCAAATGAAGAGCGGCTGAAATATCTATTCAACGCTGCAGCCATTGAGGTGCCAAAGGCTGAAGAAGGGCAGAAACGAAAATTTAAAGGAACGGCTTACGCTGGTGGCCGTGTAGATGGACATTGGTACTGGGGGCGCTCTGGCGTGGTCTTTGATCTTGAAGGGATCGAGATTGATAAGCCGACAGCTTTGCTTGAAGAACATTTTGGTTCAAGTCGAATTGGTGTAGTTCAAGCTGTAGATACAAATGGAAAGATTGATGTATCTGGTGATTTCCTTACAAATGCCAAAGCACAGGAAATTGTTCAGGATTCTGATGATGGTTTCCCATTCCAGATGTCCATGATGATTGATCCGGGATCTATTGAGGAGGTGTCTCAAGGCAAGACAGTCACTGTGAATGGTCAATCCTTTGAAGGACCAATCACCATCTTCCGTCAAAACCGTATTCGTGAATTTACGATCTGCTCGACTGGTGCTGATCGCAACACATCAATCAAAGCCTTCTCGGGCAAAGCTAATCCAAACCCAACCAAAGAGGACACAGACGTGGACTTAGTACAGGCGCAAGCCAAAATCACAGAATTGGAAGGTCAGATTAATACTTTGACTGAACAAAACAAACAATTTGCAGCTGCAAAACGTGAAGCTGAAATCACTGCACTAGGTAAAGACCTGGGCAAAGAGTTTAGCGCCGAAGATATTGAAGAAATGAAAAAGCTTGATGATGGTGCATTTGCATTCTCAGCCAAACAACTTCGTCAATTCTCGGCAGCTCAACCGCAAAAACAAGCATTGCCAGATTACTTGACTAAGCATCAAGCGCAAGGTGGTCAAAATCAATTCAACGCAAAGCCGATGTCACTCGCTGACCAAGCAAAAGCGCGTAAATAAGGGGTAATACAAAATGGCTGTAACTAAAAAAGGCGTAACGTCAGATTGGTTGGCTTGGGAATTGGATGGAAACCATCGTCCGAGTCGTGAAAATGCAACCGTGGCGATCAATCAAACGATTGAAGATGGTCAGCCGGTATCATTTGATGCATCGGGTGACATCGTTGCATTTGATGGCACTGGTGCTGTTGCAGGTATTGCAATTGGCACAGTGAAAACAACCACTGAAAAAGGCGAAGGCGTGATTTTGGCGCATCAAGCACGTATTGTGGCTGAAAAATTAAAAGTCGAAGCGGATGACTTGGCGACTGTTGTTGCTGGTCTTAAGACTCTTGGCATCACTACTGTGCGCTCGGCATAAGGGGAAAAAGAATGGGCGAATTAGAATTTAGTACACAGGAATTATCCACTGCTATTACAAGTTTACCAACTCGCATTGGCAATCCAAACGATGTGAATTTATTTCGCAACGTACCAGGCACAACCAGTGCGTTTGAAGTTGAATTTTATGCTGAAGACACGGTTTTAGTGCCAACAACTGCTTGGGGTGGTGTTGCTCCTAAAAACTCAAGCGGCACTCGAACTTTAGAAACTTTTGCAATTCCACACATGCCGCTTGAAGATGTTGTGAAAGCATCTGATGTGATGGGTGTGCGCGCGTTTGGCGGTACTGCTGCTGAAACTGTAAATGGCAAGGTGCTCGATAAACTTCAGATCATGAAAAATAAAATCGATACCACACTTGCTTATCGTCGCACGAAAGCAAAACAGGGCATCATTTTAGATGCTGATGGCACAGTGATTGTAAACTACAACACGCGCTTCGGTGTTGCTCCGCAGGTTGTTGATTTTGAATTGGGAGTTGCAACTACTGATGTTGCTGCGAAATGCCAAGATGTTATTGACTTAATCGAAGATGGTTTGGGTCAAGAAACCACATCAGGCATTGAAGTGGAAGTTGATCGCGCATTTTACGATGCCTTGGTTGCTCACAAAAACGTGCGTGAAGTGTTTTTAAACTGGTCTAAAGGCGCTGATGTGCTTGCAGCTGGTAATAAATCAGGCTTTGAATTTGGCGGCTTAAAATTCATTGTGAACCGTCAAAAAATTGGTGGTGTACCGCTGATTGGTGTGAAAGAAGGTCATGCATACCCACTTGGCACACAAGATGTATTCTTAAACGCATTAGCTCCTGCTGACTTCTCTGACACGGTGAATACGCTTGCATTGCCGTATTACGCATCTCAAGAGCCATTGAAGCACAACCGTGGCTTTGAGCTTCATGTTCAATCAAACCAATTACCAATCGTTGCTAAGCCAAAAGCATTGGTGAAAGTAGTTTCAACCAAATAGGTGACCTATGTACGCAAACCGAGCCGATCTGGTCTTGCGTTACGGAGAGGTTGAGGTCTCACAATTAGAACGAAGTTTGACTGCTAATGAGTCGGTCAACTCCTACATCGAAGATGCGTCTGATATTGCCGATGGTTATATCGGGGTCATCTACGATGTGCCGCTTTCCGACCCCCCTAAAAACTTAAAAATCTATATCTGCGATATTGCTCGATTCTTACTGTGGCGTTCCAAAGCGTCCGACCAAGTGCGTCAGCGATATGAAGATGCAATCGGGTTTTTAAAACGCGTGGCGGATGGGAAGGCAACGCTTCTAATTCAGGATGCTGAAACTCAAGAAGTAACCAAGCCGAAAAAAGTTAGAGCTAGCGCACCACTTGGGACGACGTACACAGGTGGTGTTTTCTCAAACGCAAAACTTGATGATATGCCGAGTCTTTAATCATGGCGGATACTATTCAGTTTCACGGTCAAGAAAAAATCACGGAATGGCTGAACAAGGTTTTAAAGCAAGCTGGTGACCATTCCAAGCTGATGCATAACATCGGCTCAGTGCTTGAACATAATACAAAACAGCGTATTAACACAGGCATTGGCACGGATGATAAGCCATGGCAAAAATCTTGGCGTGCAAAGCTTCAAGGTGGAACCACTCTGCGTGATACCAGTCGACTCTACAACTCAATCAAGTACACAGTGCTTGATGGGGGCAAGCGTGTCGTTGTGGGTACTAATGTTTTTTATGCTCCTGTCATGCATTACGGTGCAACGATCAAGGCAAAAACAGGAAAGTATCTCAAGTTTAAAACAACGATGGGTGGATGGGCTCAGATCCAAAGCGTGATTATCCCACCAAGGCCGTTTCTTGGTATGTCAGTTGATGACTCTCAAGAAGTTCTATTTGAAATTGAAGAGTATTTATTGGAGTTGCTACTCAATGCTAAGTGATTATTTTGCAGTTGAACCCAAAATTGTTGAATTGCTTGAAACCAATAAAGACATTTTGGCGGTGAATACACCATTTAGTGTTGACGATATGCTTCAGATTACGAACATTGCGCCTGCGCTGAATGTGATTTATGTCGGTGATCGCGTGGGTGGGAGTGTCGGGCAGGGCCGAGCAAACACGGTCACTCAGCAGTGGCTCATTGTTTTAGCTGTGCGTGATGCATCATCGCAACTTGATCAAACGAGCAATATTCGCAAAGAAGCAGATCCGCTGATTCGTGAGTTGCTTAGCAAAATGCAGGGCTTCAACCCTCAAGTTGCAGGTTTTCGATCATTTGAACGCGTTGATGCGGGTGTGCAAATTGGCTCATCGGCAGGCTTTGCGTATTTCCCTTTCTTATTTGAAATCAAATTTATTAATTAGGAGCCGTTATGGTGAAGCAATATAAAGCTTTAAAACCAGTGGGGCGTTTTGGCGTCGGCGATGTGATTGCCGAATTACCTCAAGCGCAAATCGAAAAATTATTAGCAGATGGCGTGATTCAAGAAGTGCCTGAAGCAAAGCCAGCGGCTTCAGCCAAGAAAACCACAGGGGAGCAAAAGTAATGGCTAAGGAATATATTTCTCTACAGGGTAAGTTCTACTTATCCAAGCTGTCGAGTGGCATTGCCGGTGCGATGCGTCATATTGGCAATGTGCCCGATTTTGAGCTAGAGATCGATGCTGATGTGATCGAGCATCAAGAATCAACATCAGGTAAACGTACAACTGACTTCACTATGGTGAATACCACAGCGGTAAGTTTCAATGGAACACTGGAAGAAGTAAATAAAGAGAATCTGGAATATATCGTTTCAGGTACTAACACTGAAGTCGCTACAAATACGGTGACTGATGATTCCCTTGGAACGGTGGTTGCGGGTGAAGAAATACAGCTGGAAGGTTATAACCTGAAAGAAGTTTCATTTAAGGACTCGACTAGTGGTGCTGCCAAGACAGTTGATCCATCAAAATATAAAGTGGATGAAGTATTTGGTACTGTGATTTTCCATGATGTGGCTGATCTGACCATGCCGATTCTGGCCAGCTACAAAACAGGTGCGGTAACTCATACTTCACTTGCAGATGATTTTGATGAAGAGTACGAACTATTCTTTAAGGGTATCAATACGGCAACTGGTAAACACATGGCCGTTCGTTTATGGCGAACCAAAAAATCACCGGAAACCACTTTCCCTCTGATTCATGAAGAGCTGGGTCAGTATGAAATTTCGGGTCAGGCTTTATCTGATACAGAACGTGGCATAGATCCAAAATTGGGTTTATATGGCCACATCGTGACAATTCCTGCAGCAACTTAATCAACCAAATACAGGCACAGGGGCGCATTAGCGTCTTTTTTTGTGCCTGTGTTTTATGGTGCTTAATCATGAATAAAACTACTGCGATATTTTTCTTTTTACTGATCATTGTGATGATCATATCTGTACTTAGTTTTTTTAACTTTAAAAAGATGAATTGTGATGGTGACACCAAGTTCTTTATTTATCACGGCACTCAATATAAGTGTTCAAACTATCAAAAGTAATGAGATTCCATCATGAATGATTTTTTTCTAGCAGCTAATCGCTCTATGACAGTGAATGATGTTGAAGTTCACCAGATCCAGATAAAAGATTTTGACCAATGGGCGGTATATGCGGAAAAGGTAAAAGGCTTTTTAAAAGGAAAAAATTATTCAGATGAGATTTTAACCGAGATTTTTAAGACTCATTCAATTGAAGTGCTGGGTATTTGTAGTTTGGCCACCAAGCTTCCAGTAGCTAGTTTAATTGATCTGGCCACAATATCGGAACAGCAATTTAAAGAAGTTTTATCAGCAGTACTGCAGGTGAACGGCGCTTATTTTAAAGAAGATCAGCCTAAACGCCGTAATAAAAGGCAGGCAGTAAAAGAAAATGATTCAACTTGGTTTGATTCATTCCAGTTACTGATCAGTGCTGGCCATACTCATACCGAAATCATGAATATGACTTATGGTGCTTACAGTGAGTATCTAAAATCAGCCCAAAAGGATTACCGGAATAAGCTTGCGGCAATGACCAGTGTAGTGAGAACCGCTCAGCATGCTTCTGCGAAAGACTTGAAGAAATTCTTGGAAGATTTAAAAGACTCATCGTGAGCAAAGAAGCTTTTTCACATTGCGATAATTTAGACCAGTCGGTTAAGATGCTCAAAAATATCTCAAAATAAGGGCATGAGAATGGCAACAGTAGAGTGTATTGCATGCGGTCATGTGGGAGAGCCGAAAACAAAGGGTAGTTTTTTTATAACAATTATCCTGCTTTGTATTGGATTTTTGCCTGGTGTTATCTACGAAATCTGGCGGAGGTCTGGTGGTAAAGTGTGTAGTGCCTGTGGTAGTAATCAAGTGCAATTATATCGACCAGTCCCAAAAGTTGTTAAAGCTTTACCAGAAGAGCATGTACAGCTTCAGAAAAAACAATCCGCATCAAAAACTAAACTTGTTGCAAATGATGGTTTTTCTTATAACGCTGGACAACGGTTAAAGATAGACGACAATGGAGTTGAACAAAAGCAATGTCCTGACTGCCGTGAATATATTCGATTCGATGCTCGAAAATGTAAGCATTGCGGATCAACCATTGAATAAATAATTTAAATTTTTATCACTTCATATAGCCCACCATTCGGTGGGTTTTTTATTGCGAGTAAGAATATGGCTGGTGGTTTAGATTTTTTATTGAACTTAAGAGCGAACACTACTGGTCTACAGCAGGGCATGAATGGCGCTAAATTTGCTGTCAATGCACTTGTTGCTGCTATGGCTGCCGTAGGTGTTGGGCTGTCTGTGAAAGGGCTTGCAGATGCAGCAGATAGCTACACAAACCTGTCCGCTCGAATCAATATTGCAACCAGCGAAGGCGGTGATTTTACATCGGCCATGGCTGGCGTTCATCAGGTCGCATTAGCAACAAACTCAAGTTTGGATGCTACAGCAGGCTTATTTACCCGATTGAATACAGTCGGTAAAGAAATGGGGATGACGCAGCAACAAGCGTTAGACCTTACTAAAACAGTGACCCAAGCGATTCAGATTGGTGGTGGATCAGCACAAGCAAGTGAAGCAGCAATCACTCAGTTTATTCAAGCAATGCAAGGCGGTGTTCTTCGCGGTGAAGAATTCAACTCCATCATGGAAAATGGCTATGGTCTTGCTGAAGCATTAGCTAGAGGGTTGGGAGTCACTACCGGCGAACTTCGCAAGATGGCTGAAAATGGGGAGCTTACCTCTGAAAGAGTTGTTAAAGCTGTTCAAAGCCAAGCCACACAGATCCAAGAAACCTACAACCAGTTTCCAACTACTATTAGCAATGCACTGCAGAAGATATCAACACAGTGGCAAATCCTGATTGGTGAGATGGATCAAGCCAATGGGTCAAGCGCGACGGTAGCTAATGCTCTCTCAGTCATCGCTGATAATCTTGGAATTTTAAAAGTATTCTTTGATGATGTGGCTGAAGGTGTTGGATGGTTTCAAGACAAGCTCTCTGAAATCGATCCATCTACAATTGAGGCTGTTAGAAGCACTTTATCTGCTGTATATGACACGATTAAAACTGTCATTTCAGGCATGGCAGGAATCGCTGAAACCGCCTGGAGTGCCTTCACATCTACCTTGGATGCAATCGCCCCGCTATTTAACGCAATTATGGGTGGTAAGGAAGAGGTTAGCGGCTTAACAACCTTATTTAACGTTTTTAAAATTGCACTTGGTGTAGTTTCTGATGCTGCCACGGGATTAAATATTGGGCTTAAATCACTACTTGCAGGTATTCAATTTATCGCTGGTGGTATTTACTCTTTAAGTGCTGCAGTGCTCGATTTTCTGGGTTTTGATGACCTAGCTGCTCAAGCTCAAAATGCCTCAGATGCGCTTTTTAGACAGGCGGAAAAAAATGGACGAGAAGCCAATAGACTGGCACTTGAGAGCAAATCAGCTACACAAGAAGCAATCAATGATATACGGCAGACTGAAGAAGAGGCCAATAAAGAACGTATTGCCGAAGCACAAAAAACTCTTACTGAATTAAAAGCTCAGGAGGAAAAGCATAAGGCTGACTACAAGGCTATTAGTGATGAGCGTGTTCAGCTAGAGCAGCAACTCCATGAAGCACGCAAAACTGGCAATCAGGCTGCAATTGATCAGGCTGTAAAAGGTCTTGCCGAACTGGATACCAAGGAAAAAGCATATCAGGCTGAAAGCCAGAAAATTACTGAGGCTAAGATTCAGGCTGCTCAGATCGTAGCAAGTGCGATGATTCAATCTGCAGATGCAGCAGGTTTGGCTCAACTTAAAGCACTTAATGCTCAACTTGCAGCTCAAGGGTTGCAGGCTGCGTTTGATGGTACGGGTAAAGTAATTGTCAGTGCAATGCAGCAAGGTACTACCGCTACTGAAGGTCAAACCAATGCTACAGATAAAGCCCGCAAAGCAGCTGCAGCGTTAGGTATTGATCTGGATGTTGCGCTGAACAGGGTATCAGAGAAGTTTGCTACAGATAGAACTCATCTGAACAGTTATGCAAATGGTCTGGAATCTATGGGAGTAACAGGATCGCGCGCAACTGAATTGATTTATCAGGGATGGGAGAGGTGGGCCGAGCAAGCTAAGTCACCTGCCGAAATTGATGCCGCCAAAGCTCAGCTGATCTCTTTTGAGGAGCAGGGTGTCTTTTCTGCCAAGCAGGTCCAAACAGGTATGGAGTACCTGGATCAGGTGAATGGCAAGTTACCGGCCAATATTTCTGAGGTAGAAAAAGCTTACAGACTATTAGGTCTAACATCGAGGGAGGAAGCTGGTAAAATGGCTGATGCCCAGATGAAGGCTTTTAATTTGTTAAAACAAAGTGGTACCGCTTCGATTGAGCAGTTAAGACAGGCCTTAATCAATATGGCTGACAAGATTTATGCTTCAGGTGATGCAGCTAAAATCGCAGCCTATGAATCCCAGCTTGCTTATCATGGCTTAACTTCTGAAGTAGATAGCAGTGGCAAAGCAGCGGTCAAAACCATGGATGACTGGGCCAAAGCCAATAATCGGGTTGAGAACTCAGCCAGTGCCATTGGTGATGGTTACCGTGAGGCCGGGAAAGTTGCAAGAGAGGAGGCCAAGTCTTCTACTGAAGCCTGGTCAGAAGCGCTTACTGCCATGCAGGGCAAGCTTAAAGCCTCTAAAACTGGAGTCATGGCTAAAAACGGTTATTCAGTTGATGAGATTGAGCAGCAGCTGACTGAAATGGGATATAGCGGTAATGCCCGGCAAAAGGCTAAAGAGCTATTCGAGACAGCACAACAGGGTCCAGGTGGTTATTACCGTTCAGCTTCTCATGAATATGCTGCGCGTTATGGTGTTTCTGCATACGACAACCAGAAACAGACCGGCAACTACATGTTCATTGCCGAGCAGCTGGAAAAGCTGGAGGAATATGCAGGCAAGTCGGGCAGTACTGGTTCCAGAGTCAATATAAACAATCTGGCCCCGGACGTGAGCTATCCTAAAACCAGCACTCCAACTGCTGAGCCTTCACGTACTGTCATCAACCAGATCTCTATTAATGGCCGCACAATTAATGTCCCTGTGGATGAGGCTAATCAGGGCAGTTTTAATGATTTCCTGACTGAACTGGAAAGGATAAAAAAGAGTAGCTAATGAAATTAATACGAGTGTCTACATCAGAAACCGTCCCGCTTGAGGACGGTTTTTTATGGTCTGATGAATTTGAATGGAAGCCCATCGAGCAGAAACAGAGTCGGGCTATTGATGGTTCTCTAATTATCCAGGAGGGCCGTAAAAAGGCAGGTCGTTCAATTGTGCTGGAACCGGCAGATAACACGATGGGCTGGATCAAACGCCGTGATTTACGCACGGTTCAAGCCTGGTCTGCTTTATCTGAACAATTCATTCTGGCTTTTGAGTATCAGCACGACAGACGTGAATTTCATGTGATTTTTAACCATGAAGCCGGGGCTTTGGAAGCTGCTCCAGTGAAGGGAATTCCATCTGTATCTGAGGATGACTATTACAACGTGACTTTACGTTTTATTGAAGTGGGGGAACTATACAGTGGCAATTGAAACTAAAAATCTGGTGCTCTATAAGTCTGAGCGCCTGAGCGATACAGAAGATGGTGGCGGCAAGTACTCTGGCCAGATTATTGAAGATGGCCAGAGCAATAACCTGTTTAATGATGTGAGTGAGCTGGACCGCACCATGGGTGATGTGTCACTGCGTAAACTGTTTCCTGCCGTGACAACGAATGATACAGACCTGCTTATGGGGGCTACGGTCTTTATCTCGGAAAACCCAAAAGACCCCAATGTCTCAGCTTTGCTGTTTAGTACAAAGTCGTGGATTGATGAGCGCAAGTCTGCCCAGAACCGGATTGAAAACTATCTGGCCAAGGGTGGACAGGCAGCAGGGAGTCCACTGGATACACATTATGCCGGTATGAAAACCCTGCAGGTGGCGATGTTTTTGAGTGAAGTCGAAAGCTCGGTGGGCAGCACGCTGGTACTGGTCTCAAAAGAAGGCCAGGCACTACAGCATGAACAATATGTCCGCGTCACTAAAGTCGAGACCCGTATTGCCAAGATGGTCATCGATGGGAAGGAAGTTGAGTACAAACTGGCTACTTACAGCATTAATGATCCACTCGATCAGGATTATGTCGGACTCTCTGCAAGACAATGGTATAGCGGCGAAAAGTCCGAAACGATTTTACGGGATACCATCGTAGCCGATACCGGTAAATACTATGCATCCAGTAATCTCAAGTCTGCTGCAAAAGTCGGTGAGTTTACTGTAAATGCAGAAAGTATCTTTGCCCAGCTGGTTCCATCTGCCCAGACCGAAACGCCAATTGTAGATGTAAACGCAGCCGGGGAAAGTATGGTACTGGTACCGGGTAACACTGCTGCTATTACTGCAACTTACTCGACCACCATTGGTACCGCTCAGAACCTATATATCGGCTCATCTGTTATGCCTTCCAGCATGTCTTTTAACCTGTTTGGCCAGCAGATCACTGATCAGGGCGGACTGCTTAAAAACACTTCAGGTACTCAGGTTGGAACAATTGATTACCAGCGTGGCTTGATCCAGTGGACACAAGCTGCAGGTGCAGGATCTGCAAACTTAAGTATTACCTTTAAGCCTGCTTCAGCACCCAACCAGTACTTCCAGTCTGAAACTCGGCCTGTCACTCAACAAAACCAGAGTGCCAACTGGACCGGTGTACTGGTACCACCGCCTGCGCCGGGTAGCCTTTCAGTTTCTTATATGTCGCAGGGCAAGTTTTATGAACTGAAAGATGACGGCTCCGGGCGGTTGTCTGGCTCGAGTGCTTCATTTGGTTCAGGCAATATCAATTATGAAACCGGCTCCTGGTCTATTACGACGGGTGCTTTACCGGATGTGAATACACCAATTCTGTTGCTGTGGGGTACACCGCTGGCTACGTTTATACGCTCAGGTCTTGCGGTTGAACCGGCAGCATTCGAGTTTGATTTACAGCAGGCAGGAATAGCCTCAGGCAGCGTGACTGTAAAATGGCTGCTGGAAGGCGAACAGAAAACTGCAACTACAAATACGCTGGGCCAGTTTAGTGGCGATGCCAACGGTACCTTTAACTATGCCACCGGTCAAGGCCGGCTGGTACCGAATAAACTGCCGCAGAAAAACACGGTCTTTACTATCAATTATAGCTATGGCGTACCGCTTGATCAGATTGTTGAAAATGTCATGCCAACTGATCAAAAGCTGAAATTTACCATTGGTTCAGGTGCTGCAATACAACCCAATAGTGTTGAGTTAAGTGTACCGGTTGCTGATCAAATCGGTTCAGTCATCGGTACGGTGGTTTTAACTGATATTCCAGTGAATGCCGAGGTGGGCAATCTGGTCAATAGTCAGGGCAAGGTACAGGGCACCATTACCTATGCAACAGGTGCGGTAGAAATTATTCCTGAAGCGACCAGCTCGGTTTTCACCAAGTCCTATATACCAACTGCGGTTTATGGAGCAGCATAAATATGTCATTTTATTTACCCGCCACTTCTCAAATTAAGGAAGAAGTAGTGCAGCTCGGGGCATACCGGGCGACCAGTATTAGCGTGAAATACCGGGATAGCTCAGGCGTAAGTGCCGGGGTCAAACAGATTACTGGTGACAAGCTACGTTTTGATTTAACCCGGGGTTTTGATGAGCAGATCCTCTCCGGAGCAGTGCGTTTTATGCTGGGTTCAGACACTTATCTGGACCGTACTGGCACCTTGGTACGCAATGTAAATCCAGCCAATAACAGCGGTATCAGTTCCGGTAGCATTCAGTATGGTACCGGCAAAATCGAAATCGACAGCTGGACACCGAATACGGATAACCAGCTGGTACTGCAGTCCCTTACTACAACTACAGATATGCCCCCGGTCAACCGTATCAGCTTTAGAACGCCGGTCAGTCCGCTGCGTCCCGGATCATTAACAGTCGTCGTAGCCACTTTAGACTATGGGCAGCTAACATTGCGGGCTGATGACGATGGCATCATTGAAACCAGCCGGGCACATGGCCAAATTAATTACGATACCGGTTTTGTGGATCTGTTTTTTTATACCAAGACTGAAATTACTGAAAGTAATCGTGCAGGAATTGAAGAGCAGGACTGGTATGACGTTCTGCTCGAGTACGAGGAAGCTGGCAAAAGGTACATCAATATACCGGTCTGGGTTGCGCCGGAGACTGTACGTTATAATGCGGTGGCTTATACCTACATCCCGCTGGATGCCGAAATTCTGGGACTATCTGCTACCCGTCTGCCGCTCGATGGCCGGGTACCGATTTACCGAGTCGGTGATATTGCTATTGTCAGTTCCAGTAAAGCCTTTGAACTGCCCGATCATGTGGCTGGCCAGACTTATGAGTTGCCAGATCAGCGTATTTCATGGGCCGAGCTGGAAGATGCCGACGGGGTAAAAGTCCCATTCGATATGTACAGCGTGGATTATGACTATGGCAAGTTTACGCTAGGTGGTGACTTTGCTTTAAATGCACTGACCGCACCATTGACGATGAAATATCGCTATCAGGACATGCTGCTGATCCGTGACGTACAGATCAACGGCCAGCTAACCTTCACCAAGCCTCTGACGCACAACTATGATCCAGCGCATACCATCGTCGGTTCTGCACTGGTGGTTGGAGACATGCAAGCGCGTTATACCCGTAAGTTTGTACAGTCGACATGGGATAACTTGTGGAAAGATGAGGCGGTTGGTGCGGCTATATCAGCCAACTACAACGATACCCTGTATCCAATTGCTGTTACCAATAAAGGTAATATTCAGGAACGCTGGGCAATTGTATTTACAGGTAATACTTCATTCCGAATCATTGGTGAAACTTCTGGCCAAATTGGTACAGGTGTCACGACTGAGGACTGCTTTCCAATCAACCCTGTCACTAATGCGCCTTACTTTACTATCAAAAAAGAAGGTTGGGGCAGTGGTTGGGCGAGTGGGAATGTACTGCGCTTTAACACCATCGCAACCAATCATCCTATTTGGGTGATTCGCACAGTAAAGCAATCTGAGCCGACAGTTTTGTCTGATTCTTTTCAAATTATGCTACGCGGTGATATTGACCGTGTGGTTTAGAAGTTAAATCAAATATGACCGCTATATGCGGTCTTTTTTATGAGTGAATAAAAATGGCGACAGATGTAGATGTTCAATACTTTAGCCACCTAAATGGCTTAACACTTAACAACAACTGGGGTGACTTGATTCGCTTGCTTGACAAGGCTTTAGTGACAGGCGTTGATTTTACTCAAATCACAGCAGCATCAATTGATGCCCAAGGTGATGTGCATATAACTTTATATGCAGCGCATAATGCCATGCTATTTCAAGTGGTAGAATTAACAGGTTTTGCGCCTGCTTCTTTTAACCAGAAATATCGAATCAAAGGTGTGCCGAATACCACACAACTCATTCTAAAACCACATACCGTCATTGTTGAAACAAGCATCACAACAGTTGGCGCAGGAAAACTAGCATCACTGGGTTATGACATTATTTTTCGTGATGCAAACGATGTTAAGCGTGTTTATCGTGCCAAAAACCCAACAGCACAGCATCCTTTTATTCGTGTAGATGAAAGTCTGACCAGTCCAGATGGTACAACTGGCGTATATACATCAACTTACGCCAAATATGCAATGGTTGGCTTACTTGAGCACATGGAGCATATTGATGACTACCAAAATCCTAATGTGCTGCAATTGCCTTTTGATCCTGCGGATACTTCTAAGAACTGGAAAATTGTAGGGGCTGGTTCAAGCGTTGTTAGGGGCTGGAGTCGGTGGTATTGGGCTAGAAGTGGTAGCAATATTTTTGATACATCATCTGACTCATCGGCACCAACCACAGCGAGTAGAGGTTTCACAATAACAGGCGATAAAGATGCATTCTATTTTTTATCCTCATCTGGTACAGGGGTAGATTACAAGACCTTAAAGGGGTGTGGGTTATTCACATCTGCTTTGCCAGATGGGATTGTTAAGAATTGGTTTCTTATGTCGATTCTAAAATCAGATACCGCAGCCACGTCATATCAGGAAAACAGGGCGTTTGGGGCAACACCTTTAACAGATTTGGAGCAAGCCTCATACAAAAGCCACCCTTTTTATGTGCCAACTTTTAATGAAGTATCCCCTCTAAGTGCTCATAGTTACACATCACCAATCTTACCAGATTCAAGAACTGGGAATAGTGCCTTATATAATGGTACCGCCATGTCAGCCCTAGAAGTTCCCTTTAGTGACGCACAGAGGATACTTCGTGGGACCTTGAAGCATGTTATGTACTCTGGCGTTAGTTTATCTTCCTTAGTTAAAGCAACCCCATCGCTTTCCGACTCATCAATGTATGTGAGCGATAGTCTTGCTCTAATTAGTTCCAATAGTGTCTACTTAGGCGGGCTGACCTTTTATTTGGGAGAGCTTGAATGAAACCATGCACAAGAAAGGCTGCGCAAACCGCACAATTATTGCAAAGCATTAGCACAGGTCCGATTATTGCAAAAATATCCGGATCAACAAAAAAACTTGGCAATACCTATAACCACGCGATTGTGGCGCTTTACAACAAAGCTAATTTTCTACCAATTGCTATATGCAAACCAGATCAGAACGGCAATTATCAGTTTTTAGGGCTAAATACAGACTTAAAAACATTTGTCGTGGCTTTTGATAAGCAGAAAAAATTCAACGCCGTCATTCAAGATAACGTGGTGCCAAAATGAGTAAAACATCTATCAATGCTCGGCTTGCCATGATTCAAGCCTTTGCCAATTTTATGGATAGCGGTGGCCAAAGTGCTACCGTTATTTTTTATGAGGGCGTGCAGCCTGCTAGTCCTGCAGTTGCGGCAGACTCAAACAATGCACTGGTAACGCTGGTTTTTCCAGAGCCATGTATTAAAGAAGTCACAGCTAGCTATGTAGAGCTTCATCCAACAGATACAGCAACCGTGATTAAGTCAGGCACTGCCACATGGGCGCGTATTTTTAATGGTGCAGGTGAAGTCGCTGCTGATCTGACAGTGGGTACTGATATATCGTTGGCTAATACCAATTTGGCTTTGGGTGGCACCTTAACCATTCAATCTATCAAGTTAAAACCGTAACCTGAGGTGCTCATGTGGATTTTAAAAACAAGCTGGGGACCACGGATGCCCATAATTTAAATCTGGAATTTAAAGCGGACAATACTGACAGCCATCACATTGTTCTTAACTTTAAACATCAGGCCGATGGGAGCACCGGTCTTAATTTTGGGGACGATATATCTGCAGTTATCGATACTGTTTTAATTACTGAGTCCTCATTTGAACTCACTGCAGTCCATACGGACACAGGTACCGATACTGCAAGCATTGAAACACTGCTAGATACGGAAATTAATGTTGAGCTAACAGCTCTCTTTGCTGATCAGGAGCCGGAACAACCTGTCGATTCTGGCATTGTGCTGGACTTCACCCAGCCATGGACCGGTTCAACTGAATTAAATTTCGGCTGGGACAGTGATGTTGTTGCAATCAGTATTGATACCCGGCTGGAAACACAATTTACATTTGAACTTGCTGCCGAGTTTAAAGAAAATCTTGATCTTGATGCAGAGCTTAATACTGCTCTGGATACAGGTTTTAGTTTTGAGCTGCAGGCCAGCTATAGTGAAAATCGATGTGTTATTGATTCAGTTGCGGATACCAGTTTCAAAACTGGGATTGAAGCAATTTTCGATATCAACTTTATTCGTGGTGTAGAGCGTTACTTGGCTGCCGAGTATCAACTGGCCTTGCCTTGTTTAAGTATAATCAAACTCCCTTGGGCTAAACCGGTATTACGGGCGCATCACAGCGCCTTTTATTTTGAGCACAGTTTAAGCCTGAGTAATCAGGCATTACTTGGCTTTGAAAAGGCTGCCTTGCTGTACCGCTCGGTTCAGCTGCAGCATGAGCAGGCCACTGGTTTATCTAGTGATGCGTACTTTATCTGGCAGGAAAACAAAAGACTGGCCAAAGCGCGAACATTAGTTTTTGAAGAGGGAAGTAGGCTTAGGATCAACCGGACATTTGATTGGGTGGAGCTGGTACGGAAGCGCCAAAACTTGACCTATTCGCATCAAGTAGCCCACGTCTTTGAAAAGCATTTTACATTCGAGTGGGATCTAGGTCTTGAACTGATCACGACCAGTAGCATTGCTTGGGATAAAGCTAAAGCCATTCATTACCGCAAGCATCCGGTTCAACCCTGGCCACAGCCGGAACTTCCTGAATATATTGGCAGTACTGACCTGAACTTTAACTGTCTGTGTACCGAACCGGATCCACACAACCTTATTTTAAACTTTGGGGCAGATGACTGTATTCCAGGTCTGCCGCCAAAAAACTGGTGGTATATCGTGAATGAATTATCCGTAAGCCGTCTGGACAATGGCCAGAACATTCTGGTCTATGATGGCAGTTACAGCACAGATCGCAGCCGCTGGTGCTGGTCATATAGCCTGACTGTACCCGCATCTGAAATACCGAAACTGGAGCCTATAAATGGTCAGCCTGTGATTTTAAGAGTTATGGTGAATGGTACCGAGCATCACATGCTGCTGGAAAACCGCAGCCGCTCACGTCGCTTTGCCGAAACCACTTATACATTAAGCGGTCGCAGCCAATCGGCTTTACTTGATGCGCCATATTCTCCAACCCGGTCATTTACCCAGGAGAATGAAAGGACCGCACGGCAGCTCTGTCAGGCTGAACTGGATCGGGTGAATAGCTCAACAACACTGCAGTGGGAGCTGATCGACGAGCTGAGCTGGATTGTTCCAGCGGGCAGCCTGAGCTATTCAAACATGACCCCCATTGCTGTAATCAAAATGATTGCTGAGTCTGCAGGAGGTTTTGTCTACAGCGAGAAGGGCAGCGATACCATCACTATAAAGCCCAAGTACAAAAAAACATTCTGGGATTCAATCACGGTTGAAGAATATGATCGGCTGATCCCTGAAAGTCTGGTCACAGAGCAGTCTACCGATTATGAGCCTTATCCTGATTATAACGGGATTACTTTGACCAATGACCGCTCTGGCTTAAGTGGCCAGATTAAACGTACTGGCACTGCAGGTGATACTTTGCTGGAAACAGCGAACAGTCCACTGTTTACCGTTGAAAGCATGGGAGCATATGGCAAAGCAGTTCTAGCCAAGTCAGGTCTGGTCGAAACCCACAATCTGGTGATGCCGATTGGTCCGGATGTGAGTGAATGTGTACCTGGTGATTTAGTGGCATTTAATGCTGAATGGTGGGGCATCATTGATGGGGTCAACGTGTCATTTAATCATGCGGTGATTAACCAGAGTATTAAAGTGGAGAGCATCAATCGTGAGTAATCCATTACAGCGTTTAATCGACTTATTGCCCAAGGCTCCGGAGTTCATTGGCACCATCACCTCAGCAGATCATCCCAATTATAAGGTTTTAGTGGTCGATGGTAGCGGATTGGTTCTGTGCACCAGCAGTACCAAATACGCCACCGGTATCCGGGTATTTGTATCTAACAACGAGATCAAGCGTCCAGCGCCTGAAGGCAGGGTGTTACAGATAGAAATTTAAGAAAGCTAAAACAGTTTAAGCACCCTACGGGGTGCTTTTTTTATATCTAAGAAATGAGGAGGCTATATGCCTGATAGTGAGACTTATGGAGTAAGAGTCGAGAAAAAGCTCGATCAACTCCGGCAAGAAATGGGCGAGCTGAATAACAACGTGATTCGCTTGTCAGAACGCGATGAATATTATCGGTCACAAGCAGTCGCAAACCGACGTGATATTGATTTGCTTCAGGCAGATATGAACCAGGCCAAGGGTGGCCTTACCTTTGCAAAAGGACTTGGAGGCACCGCTCTTGCTGCTCTTGTTGCTTTTGGTGGGTATGTCTTTCAAGGCAATAGATCGCTTGAAAAAGATAATGCGCTATTGAATCAAAAAATGGCAATTGCTGAATCTAAACAGATCCGTATGGATACAGATCTGGCTGCAATGCGAAATCAAATTGACCAACAGAAAAAATTAACCTATTAAATGAGAATCAACCATGAAATTAATAAATGAAAGTGTCTGGAAATTTGACTCGGTAAAATATGGCGCCTATATGGCGCTTTTTTTATCCTGCTTACAATTGGTTCTGCAGGAAGTATCAAATGCAAATGTACTGCCAGCGACCTATCAAAGCATTGTATCTATCATTCTTGTTTTACTGGCCACCATTATTGGTCGCAAGAAAGCTCAGCCCGAGCTTAATCCAGAGCCAACCGTTTTAGGCTTTGCATCACTTCCTGATAACACGATTACCTTTGAACAGGCATTCGAGCGCCTGATTGGACATGAAGCAGGTTATACCAATTTACGAAGCGACCCGGGTAACTGGACTGGCGGCATAGTAGGTAAGGGCCAGTTAAAAGGTACTAAGTATGGTATCGCTGCAAACACTTACCCGCATATAGATATTAAGAATTTAACTCTGGCTGAAGCGAAGGAAATTTACCGGCGCGACTGGTGGGAAAAGTTAGGTGCCGAGCAACTGCATTCAGCTATTGTTTTCCAGTTATGGGATTTTGCGGTAAATGCCGGGAAAAGCCGAGCTATTAAGGAATTGCAACAAGTCGCAGGTGTGCCGGCAGATGGCATCATTGGGCCGAAAACAATTGCTGCTGTAAATGCTATGGATCTAAATGATGTGCTACTTACTTTGACTGCGGAACGTCTAAAGTTCTACACAGATTTATCTACATTCAAAACTTTTGGTAAAGGATGGGTTCGGCGTGTGGCAGACAATCTGGTTTATGCGGCTAAGGATAATTAGTATTCTGCTTTGTGCGGTTCTCTCCGGCTGCACAGCACACTCAATCTCTAATCATGTTAGCGTGACAGTGTGCGTGCAGTGTTTAGCGCAATGACTTTTTAATCAGCTCATTGATTGCATCTTCATCTGTAGCATCAAATTTAGACTTGTATTCTTCAATAATCTTAATAGTTTCTGGAAGGAGCCAGACTTGCTTGAGAGTCATGCCTTGTTCTTTTTTAAGCTGCCTTTCTTTTGCTTTGCGTTCAGCTGCGGTTTGAGCCATTACCAGTTTTCCTCAATCTCAGTTTCAACTTCTTCGCTTTTGCGATGGCCTAAAAATTCAACATTACCATTTACCACCAGCCAGCCATCATTTTCTTCAACAGCATCAAACCCCAATTCAATGGCAATCAAAGCGCGTAATTTCTGGTTTGCAAAGTAAGTATCATCTTGCTCAGCATCATCACAATCTATAATGAAGTCAGGGTGAGCAACAAGGAATTCAGGGTTATTCTCTAAGTATTTTTCAATATCAGATTTATCGCAGATAGAGTCAAATTCTATAGTGTAGATATAATCACCGTAATCACCATTTGCAGTAAGAGCGATATTTTCAGAAGTGAATAAGCCAGCATAATCACCATGACCTTTGATGATCTCTTTTAATTCTTGGTTATTAGTTGCGTGATAAGTTTTCATGGCTGAACTCCTTGGCTATGAGTTAAATATACCATTGTGACATGTCACAATCAAGTATTAACTATAACCTCCCGACGAACGGTTAACAAACCCCGCCAACTTCATAAAACTCTAATGGCTCTTGTTCCGAATACCACGGATTATACCTAAGTGCCCACCCCGGACTTTTCTTGTACGGCTTGGCTCGTTTGATCATTTGTTCGATATAGAATTGTTCCCAGGATTTCATTTTTCTTATTCTCTTAAGCTGGTATAATGGTTCTGAGTTCAGTTTCCAAATTCTCAACTGAACCGGAATAATAAAAAGATAAATAAACTTAGTCAAAGTTAATCAAATTAAGATGTTACACAGAAGTTACACAATGCTGCTCCTGTTGAGTAATATCATATAAATAACAATGGCTTGTGTTGTGTATTCGACTCCCGCCACCTCCACCAAAATTCTTTCCGAAGTAATCCATCGGGATCTAAAAAAGCCTTTAAACTTAATGTTTAGAGGCTTTTTTATTGGCTGTGTTGTCCGACCTTGTCCTAAGCTGTTTGACCCTATTTTTGCTTTTATGAGGGTCAAAATTGGGACAATTTGACCCACTAAATAAGTTTAATTATGTGGGACAAAGATATGTCGCTTACCGATGTGCTGTGTAAAAAAGCATTACCGCAGGAAAAACAGTACCGCCTTTCTGATAGTAATGGTCTGTCTTTACGAGTCGATCCGAATGGCAAAAAATATTGGTCTATCAGATACACGGAAAATGGACAAAGGAAGTCTAAAGCATTAGGTATCTATCCTGAGCTAAGTTTAAAGCGTGCAAGGGAGATCGCGTTTGATCTGAGATATAAACTCAAAAATACAACTGAGGTTGAGCAGGAGCAGCCTTATTTTAAGGAAGTCGCAGAGGATTGGTTCAATAATCAAAAAGAAACTTGGTCATCCAAACACATTAGTAATGTACGAGCTTCATTGGATGAGCTTTATATTGCTCTTGCTAATAAGCGTATTAACCAGATTCAGGCTCCTGAGATTCTACAAATCATTAAGAAGATTGAGGCAAGAGGTTCGCTTGAAATTGCAAAACGTATCTAA